GAGTACGACCTGTGCCACGACTACTTTGAGGGCCGCCAGCTCCTGCCGTACGCCCCCCGCAACGCCACCGCCCAGATCAAGGACCTGCAGCGGAGGAGCATTGCAAATTGGATTCCCCTGCTCGTCAATTTGCCATCGCAGATGTCATTCGTGGACGACTACCGCCGGCGGGCGGCCGGGAAGCTGGAGCGCAAGCCCCAGGACTCCGCGGAAAACTCGAACACCGAGTGGGTCCTGTGGCAGAAAAATCGCATGGATGCCAGACAGGCGGTCGTCTACCGCTCGGTGCTGACCTACGGCCACGCCTTCGTGGCGGTGAACAACATCGACCCGAAGAACATCACCTTCGACATCCTCTCCACCCGCCACACTGTGGCGTACTTCCGCGACCCGGTCAACGACATCCGCCCGTCCCACGTGCTGACGATCAAGAGCTACCCGCGCGATGAGAAGATCCCCGGCCTCGCCGTCCTCTGGGACGACGTCTACCGCTGGGAGATGGTCTACAGCGTGGACGGGAAGTTCGTCGTCAAGGGCAAGCCGTTCAAGCACGGCCTGGGCAAGTGCCCGGTGATCCGCTATACCTGCTTCCTCGATGATGAAGGCCGCACCCGCGGCGTCGTCAAGCCCGCCATTCCGCTGCAGGACCGCCTGAACCAGGCGACGTTCTCCACCAATGTGACCAGTGATTACGGCGCCTTCAAAGTCCGCTACGCCGCCGGCCTGGTGCCTTCCTTCAGGAAGGACGAGAACGGCGAGCTGATGCTGGATGCGAACAACGAGCCGATCCCGGAACCGATCGAGGTCTCCCAGGCCGCGATGCTGATCTCTGATGATCCGCTGACAAAATTCGGACAGCTGGAAGAGACCCCGCTGGACGGCTATATCCGGCAGGAGGAGCAGGCCGCGCGCAACTTCACGACCCTGTCCCAGTTCCCGCCGCTGGCCTCCATCTCCAACCTGGCCAACCTTTCGGCCGAAGCCTGGGCCGCGGCCGAGGCGCAGTTCATCAGGTGGATCGACTCGCTGCACGTTTCCCTGGGCGAGTCCCATGAGGAGCTGCTGCGCACCGGGGCCCTGGCCGCCGGCGACAAGGCAGGCGCCGAATCCTACGGCGGCGAGGTCCGCTGGCGCGACCAGACCACCAAGACTGTGGCGGTGATGATGGACGCGCTCGGCAAGGCCGCGACCATGCTCGATGTTCCGCGCAAGGGCCTGTGGCCCATGATCCCGGGCGTCACCAACGGCATGCTCGATGACTGGGACCAGCTCCATGACGAGCAGATCCAGGAGCAGCAGGAGCAGGACGTGAAGCTCGCGCAGGCCACCGCCGCGCGGGCCCAGAGAGTCTCGGGTACCCCGAAGCCGACGTCCCCCAACGGGACGCAGACCAAGCCCGTAAGTGGCAACTGAGCCCGAGGTCCTGGCGGTCGAGAAGCTTCACCAGGCCGCCCAGGCCCGCCTCGGATTCGCCGCAGCCTTCCTCTCCCTGGCCGAATGGCAGGCCGTCGCCCCGCTGAACCCGGCGGGCACGGCCGCCTCATGGCTGACGTTTTCCCTCAAGGCAATCGTCGCCATCCGCATATTGTCCCGAAAGCTGGCGGTACAGCACTACCAGCTGATCCGGGCGCTGGAGACCGGACGCACGCTCGGCGTGCCGGAAGGGTCCCCAGGAACCACAGGCAGCACCACGCTCGGTGATCTGCGGAGCAACTTCCGCAACACCGCACTGGACATCGCCTCCCTCCCGTCGCCGCGCACGCGCAGCGACGACCCCGACCTGCGCTGGTTCGAGGAGCAACTCGCCTCGATCCCGCCGGACGCCCTGCCCGGCGTAATCCATCTCGATGACATTGAGGTGGATCCGCTGATCCAGGACGTGCTGGACGCGGAGAAGATCGGGGACGCAACACGGATCTCGATCGACAAGTACACGTGGCCCGGGGACATGTCCGCCGCCCAGGTGGACGAGGCATACCGCGAACTGCTCCGGAAGCAGACGGCGGACGCCTCCACCAAGGTGGACGGCCTGCGCCAGAACGCAGACATCACCCCGGATGAAGCCCTGACCGGGATCGAGACCGCGCACGACACCGCAGGATCCATCGGGTCCGGCACCGTCGACGCTGCCGGCATGGCCGGCGGCCGGAACGCCATCCTCGACGCCATCAGGAACGACAGGCTCGTCCTGGCCGTGGCGCGGGGAACCGGCCCCGATCCCTGCGCATTCTGTGCCATGCTCGCCAGCCGCGGCTTCGTCTACAAGAGCGAGGCCACCGCCGGCGTCGGGGATTCAGAAGCGATAGTCAAGTATCACATTCACTGCCATTGCTATCCGATTTTCCGTTTCATACGGGCCTCGGAGCTGCCGCCGCTCAACCGCTACTTCCAGGAGAAGTGGATCGACGTGACCGACGGCTACAGCGGCCATGACGCAGTCAAAGCCTGGCGGCGCTGGATCTATGCCCAGCGCAAGGCCAACCCGCAGTCGCCCCACGGGGTGTCTGTGACAACCCAAACACCGTAGTCCCAGGAGGACAAGGAAAACATGTCTGAGCAGCAGACGCAGGGCCAGGTGCCCGCAGCAACCCCCCCGGCAGCCACCGTGGAGACCGACCCTTGGGCGGCCTTCCCGAAGGAATTCAACTGGGTTCGCAAAGAGCTGGAAGACGCCCGCAAGGAAGCCGCTGACAAGCGCGTCCTCGCCCGCGACCTCCAGGAAAAGCTCGGTGCGGCCAAGACGCCGGAGGAGGTGCAGCAGGCGACTGCTGCGTATGAGACCAAGGCCCGTGACCTGGAAGTCGCCCTCGCCCGTGAAAAGGTTGCCCGCAAATCCGGGCTGAGCGACGAACTGGTGGAGTTCCTGACGGCTTCGACCGAAGAGGAACTTACCGCCCAGGCAGCGAAGCTTGCCGGCCTGAAGCCGGCAGCCACCGATGACCCTGTCGTGGTCACGGTTCAGGAACCCCGTGGCGGACTCGACCCCTCACTCACGCCGTCGAATAAGAGCGGCTATGACGAGTGGGAAGAGTACAAGAAGAACCGCCACTAGCCTCCCCCACCACCAGCGCCTCTAGGGCGCTTTTTTATGCCCTCCGAAAGGGACAACGAAATGACTTATACCCCCAGCATCAAGGTGAAGCCGGCGGTCCTGGTCCAGGCTGCAGTCTCCGCACTGCGCGACCAGCTCGTCATCAGCAACACCGTGACCAAGCGTTCGGACATGAAGACCTTCTTCGCGTCCGCTGGCGACACCCTCTCCTACCGCGTCAAGGGCACCGTTCCGGTGCGTACCTACACCGCGCGCAATGATAGGAGCCAGCCCATTCTGACGGACTCCTACGCCGAGACTGTCGTGACCCTGACCATCTCGGCTGATCGCCCCTACAGCGCGATCAAGCTCACCGATGAGCAGCTGGATTGGGATTTCCAGGATGGGTGGGGAGACATCATTGAGGCTCAGACTAGCTCGATCGCTTCCTATCTTGAGCATGGTGTCCTCAACCAGATCCTCAAGGCTCCCTACGAGCGCGTGATCCTCGTCAAGGACGACACCACGGGCCTGGCTAACGCCAAGGACGCCGATGAATCGGTCTTCTTCAATGCCATCGTCGAGGCCAAAAAGGCCCTCCGCCTGATGCGCACCCCGAACGATACCCTCGTCTGCATTTGCGGCGTGGACTTCGAGGAAAAGATCATCAAGAGCCGGCGCTTCCTGAAGGACCAGGGCACCGGAGACGCTGCTCTGACCTCCGCAACGCTCGGCACGATCGCCGGAGTCACGCTGGTTTCTTCGACCCAGATCCCTGCCGATGAGGCTTACATGTACGCCTCCAGCGGCTTCCTGGTGTTCACCGGAGTCCCCTCCATCCCCAAGTCTGTCCCGTTCGGGGCGACGGCAACTGCCGGCGGCTGGGCCTTGCGCTGGCTCCAAGACTATGACACGGCTTACCTGACCGACCGTTCGGTATTTGACCTGTACGCCGGATACAGCTATACTCGCGACCGCCTCGCCGTCTTCGACGGCTCCAGCCGTGAGATCGTCTCCGCCGACGAGTACTTCGTCCGCGGCGTGAAGCTGGCCCTGAAGTCCTCCACCTCCGCTGTGGAGAAGAAGCCCGGCGACGGCTCCACCACGACCCCCGGCGGCTCCGCCAGCTCCTTCCTGGCCAAGGCCTACAACCTCCAGCCGATCACCGGCCCCGAGGTCCAGGGTGAGCCGTTCCCGCTTGGCGGCAACTACCCGGGCGCTAAGGCGACCGCTACGGCCGCTGCGGTCAAGTCCGGCTCCACCATCGGCTCCATCACGGTCACCGCCCAGGGCTACGGCTACACCTCCACCCCGACGGTCACCATCTCCGGCGGCGCCGGCACCGGCGCTACCGCCGTGGCCACCATCCACAACGGCCAGGTCACCGCCATCACCGTGACCGCTGCGGGCTCCGGCTACACCGGCACCCCGACCGTTACCGTCGCAGCCCCGTAAGGATAGGCCATGCCAGCACTAGGAACCGTCGACCAGGTGGCCGCCCGTATCGGTGAGCCCATCGTGGAACCCGACGATGTCGATCTGGCGATGGCTGTCCTTAACGAGGCTTCGGAGCAGATCCGGCACTACGCCCAGCAGCCATACTGGACAGCCGAAACTGCCCCTGCAGTCGCCGTCACCATTGCGGTGGCGGCGGCTGCCCGCGGCTTTTTGAATCCTTCAGGATTCGATATGGAGCGCGGAGACCTCATAACCTTCAACCGCACCAAGGAATATGTCTCCGGCGCAAGCCTAACGGCCCAGGAAATCACGATCATTAAGGCCCTGGGGCGGACCGGCAACGTCCGCTCCGCCAACCTGGCCAGCAGCACCCGCCCCGTGCCGCGCTCCACCCGCTGCGCCGAGGACCGGGGATATGCCCCGGTGGACTGGGGCGGCAACAAGCCGTTCCCGCTCGGGTACTGGTAATGGCGCGCCGCTCGGTCCTCCTCGACAGGGGGAGGTCGCGGATGCTCATCTACCCCGAGGTCACCGTCCAGAACTCCCGCGGCGACTTCGTCAGGATGCCCTCCGAGACCCCCGTCGAGGTGTGGGTCACCACCTCCGCACAGCGGCAGGGTGACGGCGAACTCGCCGGCCAGGTCTCCATCAAGACCATCCGGTGCATCACCAGGAGCGCCCCGGTGGGCTCCTGGGCCCGGATCTGGTTCGAGGGCGAGGAGTGGGACCTGATGGCCCCGCCCCGCTTCGCCCCCGGAGTGTCCCGGAACACGGAGCACGTCGAGTTCATCATCCGCTCACGCAACCGTCTGGACGAACCCTATGCCTAACATCGACTGGTACCACCCCGCACGCGGTGGCCGCGGGCCCAACTCCTCCACGGGAGCCGTGGTCTCCCACCTCCCCGGCGTCCGCGCCGCGGTGCAGGAGAAGGCACGGTCCATGGCCAGCGAGGCCTGGCTCCAGCTGCTCTGGCACCGCCGCACCGGCGCCGCCCACATCGAGGTCATCGCGCCCCCGACGACGGAGCTTGATGCCCACGTCGTCCTGCGCGACCCCGACCCGGGCGGCCAGGGCAGGGGCGGACCCAACAAGCACAAGCGTTCGGCCATGTCCATTGAGATGGGCTGGACGACCAAGAACGGCAAGCACGTCGAGGGCCTTCACATCCTTGACGGCGTGATGAAACGCGCCATCAACGGTTACGGGGGTCCGCGATGAGCGGTGTCATTATCGGTGCCCCGGGCCCGCCTCCTCCCCCGCTCGTCCCTCCGGATGCAGCGCCGGTCTTCGGCTCGGTGGATGAGCTGATCCGGACGATCTTCGTCAACTTCTTCGCCGGCCAGGACGTCAACGTTTACACCCTGTTCACGGAGAACATGCAGACCCCCGCCATCGTCGCCCGGCGCGACCGCCGGTCGGGCACGCTGGCCCTGGCGAGCAGGGACGACCGGTTCATGCAGGCCTCCATCATCATGGTCTCGACCGTCACCGACGGCCCCGACGGTGACGAGATGGGCGAGGAACTGCAGGAGATGTGCCGCTACGCACTGCGCCAGGCGCAGCAGCTGCAGGTATCCATCCCCGGATGCGGGTCCATCGCGGTCCTAGAAGGATCAACCCACCCCGCCAAGGTGGCCGACTGGCAGACATCGACGTCAGTCGTCCAGTACGCCAGCCTGCCAAAAAACGCAGTCCGGTACGAGGCGATCTACCGCCTGTTGGTCAGACCTCCTGACCAGTCAACGATCACAAACCGCTTCAAGCCTCCGTCCTTATGACCGGGGCTTTTTTCATGGGGCTGAGCCCCTTCTAGGAGAAAACATCTCCTGGCACTGAACAATGCTGCCGTACTGAAGGTAGGCGTAGGCCACTTCTACACGGCCCCCGTGGGCACCTCTATCCCGGCCGACCTTCGCAACCCGGCAGGCGCGTGGACCCATATGGGCCACACCTCCGTCGCCGACATCCTTTCCGCCGCCTCCGAGGGCGGTGACACCACGACCCTGCGCTCCCTGCAGAACGCCACCCTCCGGACCACGACCGCGGCCCGCACCGAGGCGTTTGTCATGCAATTGCTCCAGTTTGATACCCCGAGTCTGAAGCTGTATTACGGGTCAAACGCCCAGGTCGACGGCAACGGCCACGT